GTTCGGTGAGGCTCAGGCCGTCCATGGCGGACGGCTGCCAGTGAAAGACCATGGCCAAGTCGGCCATGGCGTCTTCTACGCGGTGAGGGATGCTTCCGCCTTCGCCGACTTCTGCAACAAAAAACCCGCCACCGCGATGCCGCACTGCACAAGGTCGGCGGGGTCCATGCGGCCGATTTCGATGTCGGTAAGGGCCGGGCTGCTGATGCGCGGCAGGACTTTGCGCAGGGCGCTGACGTCGAGGTTCATGAGGTCAACCAGGGCCACGCCGCGCAGTTCGCCGGACATGGGCTTGCGCAGGCTGAGGCTGGTGATGGTCTGGCTGCCACGGACGATGTGGCCGTCGAGGGCGACGGTTTCTTCGTTGGGGTTTTTCACTGGCTCGGGCTGGGTGATTGTCCCGGTGATGGCGACTTCGTGGTTTTCGATGTCGGGGTTGGTCTTTGCCATGGTGCTCTCCTTGGTGATCGGTGCTGCGCTGGTTAGGCGCGGCATGGGTGGTATCCAGGGCATCAGATGCCGAGGGCTTTACGCTGGGCTTCGAGCATGTCGACGCCGCCGACCTTCTCGATGAAGTTGAGCAGGTCGATCTCGATCACTTCTTCGCCGTCGACGATCAGCTTGTAGTAGCTGCAGGTGGTGGTGATGCTGTGCTCGGTGTCTTCGCCGGGGGCGGCGTCGCCCATTTCAATGGTTTCGTGACGGCCGCGGGCGACGATCTCGACGGCAACGACGTCGCCGGTGTCGTCTTGCTGGTAGGCACCGACCCAGCGCAGCGGCACGCCGTCGGCCTTGGTGGCGCCGAACTGCCTGAGCACGGTGAGGTCGAGGCCGCCGAGGGTCCATTCGACCTGGATGCCGTCGTCGGAGAAGCCGAGGTCGGCCTTGACTGGGCCGTTCATGCCGCCGCCACGGTAGGCCTCCATTTTGCGGCCGAGGGCGGGCAGGGTGACGGACTTGGCGACGCCCAGGTAGCTGTTGGCGTCGTTGAAGAGGTTCATGTTTTTCAGTTTGCGGGGCATGGCCATGGGGCTGCTCTCCTGGCAATGGGCGGGCGCGGCGGGTTAGGCCGCGCGGGCTTGGTTAGGCGTTGATCTTGGCGGCGAAGTCGACCAGGTAGCGGTCGGTGATGAGCTGGCGCAGGGTGAGGTCTTCGAGTGGCGGCACGGGGGTGTAGTCGTAGTCGATGAACAGCTTGCCGGCCTTGAGGGTGGTGGCGTCGTTGGCTTCTTCGTCGTACCAGCACTGGCCGTCGATGATGTAGCCGGCGCTTTTCAGCTCGCGGAACTTGGCGTTGATGCCTTCGATGATGTCGCGCACCAGGGAGGGGTGCATGGGCTTGTCGACCGCCCAGAAGTGCGCCTCGGCCATGGTGTCTGCCAGCACTTGGGCGGTGCGGGTGTAGTTTTCGAAGGCGAACAGTGGATCTTCGCTGCAGGTGCGCGAGCCCCAGAAGCGGAAGCCGGCCTCTTGGATGAGGGTGGTGACCTCGTTGCCGTTGAGGTAGTTGGCGTCGGTGGCGGGGTTTTGCAGATCCCACCACACATCGGCGCTGATGCCGGTGACGCCGTTGACGGCGACGTTGGACAGGGTTTTGTGCCAGCCGATTTCTTTGTCGAGCTTGGCGCGCAGGCCGAGGGCGATGGCCACGGCCGGGGCGACGACGGTGGCGCTGGTGGCGGTGTCCCACTTCTGGAAGGCGGGCCAGATGACCATGACCTCACGCGAGCCGAAGTTGTCGCGGTAGGCGACGGCTTCTTCTTTGGTGGCGCAGTCGTGGGCGCTGACGTAGGCGAAGGCGCGCAGGTCTTGGGCGATGCTGACCAGGGCGGTGGCCACCGGCAGGCTGTCGAGGCCGGGCACGCCGAGGATGCGCGGGACCATGCCGAGCTTACCCTTGGCGGCGAGCAGGGCTTTCATGCCGGTGTACTTGCCCGCGGCGGTGGTGGTGCCGATGAGGTTGCTGACGGTGGCGGCGTCGTCGATACCTTCGGCCACGCGCACGACGATGGTGAAGGGTTTGGTTTGGTCGGCGATGGCTTGCAGGCTTTGCGCCAGGGTGCCGAGCACGCCAGCCTTGCCGATGGCGGCTTGGACGTTGGTGATGAGGACCGGGGTGTCGAGCGGGAACACCAGCGGGTCGGCATCTTCGGCGGTGCAGACCATGCCGACGACGGCGGTGGAAACGGTGCGAATCGGGCGGGTGCCCTCGTTGATTTCGAGGACGCGGACGCCGTGTAGGTAGTCGGCCATGGTGGCTCCTGCGGGTAGCGGGTGTGCGGGCGTTTAACGGGACCAGTGAGGCTGTAGGTTGACGCGCGCGCGATGGCCTGCCGAGCGGCTGGCTGTGTAGCGGGGGGAGGTACAGCGCGCAGATGCAAAAAGCCCCGCACGGGGCGGGGCTTGGGGTGAAGAGGGTAGGGTTAGGCGTTGTTGCCGATGCCGGCGACGGCGGCCTGGATGCTGGCGATGGTCTCGGCGGCGATGTCCTGGGCGTGCTCGACGTCGCCGGCGAGCATGGCTTGGCGCACCAGCTCCTTGGCGTTTAGGCGCACGGTGCGCAGTTGCACCATGGCGGCGTTGTACTGCGCGGCCTCGCGCAGGATGTCATCCGCGGCCTGCTGCCCGGTACGCCCGTTAATCGCCCAGGCTGCAACCATGGGCGGCACATCGCCCTGGTAGTTGGCAGCAGCAAAGGTTTGGGCCTCTGCTGCTGCAGCCTTGTACTCCTCGGCGCGCAGCGGGTCGCCAGCGACGGCACGGCGGGCGGTGTCGGCGGCGGTGTCGATTTTGGTGCACAGCTCATCAGTGCTGGGGATGTGCGGTGGCGGGTCGATCAGAATCGGCAGGCCGTCGGCGTCAGCGCTAAGGACTCCCCTCGCCGTCAACGCGAGAATGATCGCGTCATAGCGTTCGAGGGTTATCTCTACAGCGTCAAGCGGCATATCAGCGCCGTGGTGACTGACGGTATAAAACCCAAGTTTTTCAGCAGAAAAAAACATTATTTACCTCCCGATAGCGATCCACTCGAAGCCGACTACGCTACGCGCCCCGGCAAGCGTATAAGCCGAAGCAGTGAAGCCCGTAGAAGCGCCGCCAATGCCAGCATGACTGATGCCGATTACTTGAGGCGCGCCGTCATATCGCAATGTTGAAACCGTGGCCCAGCGGTTGACAAACGCAAGGGGGTATACAGTGTTTACCGGCGCGCTGGCTGATGTTGAGCCGGAACCCCACTGCAACATCAGGCCGCCAAGGCACGCAGGAAAAATAAAGTAACCGACCGGCCCCAGAGAAATCGCAAAGCCAAAAAGTAGCTTCTGCGGCGTGACCGCCACATCATCCAGCACGCCGGTATTAACCTCGGCCTGAGTACCGACGCGCATCACGCCGCGCAGCACCTCGGTAGCCACTGCCGCCGCCGAGCGCAGCGCCTGGAACACCCGCAGTGCAGTCATGCGCCGAACGTTGTTGGTGCCGGTTTCGGCATCTGCCTGGGTGGCGTTGAGTGCGGCAGTGAGTTCGAAGGCCAGCGCCGTGGTGCCGAGCACGATGGGGCCGTTGCTAGTGAGCTGCCAAATGGTGTCGGCGTTGGCGGTGCCTTGTTCCACAGCCAGCAGCAGGCCGGGGGTGACTTCGGCGGACAGGTCGGCATCGGTGGCCCTGGTCCAGGCGCCGGCCGCCGCGAGATAAATGCCGTTCTGGCTGGCGGTGGTTTGATCCTTGACCAGCACGCGGTCGCCGGCAGTCAGCACCACGCCGTCGATGGTCAGCAGGCCGCTGAGGGCGGCGAGGTTTGCCGTGGTGGCGGCAAGCACGCTGGCCTTGTGGTCGAGCTTGGCGATCTCTTCGCCCACCTTGCTGTCGCAGTAGGCGCGGGTGGCCAGCACCACGCTGGGGTCGATCTTGAGTTGCACGGCGGCGGTGCTGCTGACGATCAGCACCATGCGCAGGACTTGGGTGCGGCCTGAGCCTTCGGCCATTTGTGGCTTGTAACTGGGCGGGCAGTTGCTGACGGCGATCAGGTCGCCGGCATAGTCGTAGAGGCCCATTTCGCGCAGCCACCAGCCGCCCTCGGTTTCGGGGATGACCAGCTCGGCGATGACCTGGCTGGCGTTGGCCGGATCCACCTGCAGGGTGTTGAGGTCGGCGCGGTATTGCTCGCCGAGCAGGGCGGTCTGGGTGCGGTTTGGCGTGGGCAGCACACCGCCGCCGTCGCCGACGGCCATGCGGCTGATCTGCAATTGGGTACCGAGGCCCGCGGCGTTGGCCAGCTTGGCCTCGCCCACGGCGGTCAGGATGGCGTAGTAGGTCTGGGTCATGGGTAGACGCTCATGGTGTCGATGGAATGCTCGGCGCCGCCGAACAGCAGCACCTGGCTGCTGACCTCAATGGGGCCTGGCGCGTAGGGGTAGACGGTGAGGGTTTCGCCGTCGGTGGCGGCGGCGCCGATGTAGATAGTGGCGCGCGTTTCCAGGCCGATGGCCAGGCCGATCAGGTGGCGGCTGACGGGCTTGGCGTCGTCGATCAGCCAGGTGAGTTCGCTGTACATTTCTTCGGTGATGCCGGTGTCGAGTACGCCGACCAGCAGCTCGAAGGTGCCGGGCACGCCGGCGGGGGCTTTCTCCCACCATTCGAGCACTTCGATCAGGTAGCCCAGCGGCTCGACCACGCGGCGCAGGGCGCCGATGGTGCCTTTGTGCGCGTGGATGAAGTAGGCGGTGCGAATGGCGGCGCGCTTGGCGCTCTCGGGCCAGGCGCTGGACCAGCGGTCGACCGAGAAGGCCCAGGCCAGGTAGGGCAGCAGCGCGACGGGGCAGGTGTCGGGGTTCCAGAGGTCGCGCAGCGGTACCGGCACGCGCTCGATCTGCGCCAGGGCCTGGGCGGCGGCGCGCTCCAGGGCGGTGGCGTTGCCGGGCAGCAGGGCGGCCATCAGGCTTCTGCCACGCTGACGCTGTAGCCGGTGCAGTAGGGCGCCTGGGCTTCGGTGGCGAGGATGTCTGCCCAGTCGGGCAGCTCGACGCGGCGCACGCCCTCGATGTGCAGGGCGGCGTCCAGGGCGGAGCGGTTGACCTCAAGGCCCAGGCGGCGGCGCTGGTTGACCAGGGCGGCGAGGCGCGCCTCGGCTGCGGCGCGGATGGGTTCGCCTTCCGGGCCGACGGTGTTGAGGTGGAGCACGGCGGTGACGCTGTACTCGAGGATTTCGGCGCTTTGCACGGTGAGGCGATCGGCCACTGGGCGACGGTCTTCGTCGCTGAGGTAGGCGGCAACGATGGCGAGCAGTTCGGCGTTGGCGGTGCCGGCGCCCAGGGCGCTCTGCACGGTGACCAGTACTTCGGCCGGGGCCGGGCTGGTGCAGGTGGCATCGGCGACGCGGCCGTCGGCGCTGCGGGCGTGGAAGATGTAGGCGTTGCGCGGGCCGGCGGTGCTGAGGCCTTCCATGGCCATTTGGGTGCGCTCGCGCAGGCTGTCGTCGCCCTCGAGCACGGCGGCCACTGGCGGCGTGGCGCTGGGGTTGGCCGGGGTGATAGTCAGGCGCTGGACGTTGAAGCGCGCGGCGATCTGCTCAAGGTCGGCGCCGGTGGCGTAGGCGAGCATTGTGGCCAGGGCGGCTTCGTTGACCCGCTGGCGCCAGACCAGCTCGCGGTAGGCGTTTTCTTGCAGCAGCTTGGTGAGTGGCTCGGACTCCAGGGCCAGGCGCGCGGCGATTGCCGGCCGTTCGGCGAGCGGGTAGAAGCCGAGCAGCTCAGCCTGGCGCTCGGCCAGGATGGTTTCATAGTCGAGCGCGTCGACCACCTGGGGGGCGGGTAGCTGGCCCAGGGCGATGGGGGTGAAGCCGCTCATGCCAATGCTCCCATGCTCAGCGGAATGCTGATGCTCTGCTGTGCGTTGTTGTCGATCACGGTGGCGTCCAGGGTCAGGTCGAACTGGCCGGCGATGCTGGCGGCGGTGAGTTGCACGCGGCTGATGCGGATGCGTGGCTCCCAGCGCATGACGGCCATGGCGATGGCCGCGTAGCAGAGCAGGCGGGTGGCCGGGTTGCCGGGTTGGTCGATGAGGTCGACCAGCTGGCTGCCGTAGTCGCGGCGCATGACGCGGCTGCCGATGCGGGTGGTGAGGATGTCGGCAATCGATTGGGCGATGTGCTCGAGCTCGCTGATGGTGCTGCCGGTGTGTCTATTCACGGTTGTTCAGCCCCCTGCGAATACGTTGGCGCTGCCGGCGGCGACGCTGGAGCCGCAGGCGACTGGGTCACCGATGCGGCCCAGGGCTTTGCCGTTGGCGAATACTGTGGCGCTGCCGTTGGCCAGCACGCTGGCGTGGGTCTCGGGGATGCTCGGGCAGGTGTGCGCGGCCCAGGCATCGCCCTGGCGGTGCACGGCGATGCCGTTGACGTAGACGCTCGGCGAGGCGCCGGTGCTGGCGCGCGGTGGCCAGCAGCCGTGGCCGCTGCAGGCATCGCCCTGGCGGGTTACGCCGGCCATCAGTTGAGGTCCACGCGGGCGGCGGTGACGGTGAAGTTGCCGGCGGCGGTGATGCTGATGTCGCCCTGGCTGGTGAGGCTGATGTTGCCGCTGGTGGTGATGGCGGCGCTGCCGGGAATGGTGGCGGTGAGGGTGTGCGCGGCGCTGTCGTATTCGATCACGGCGCCGTCGCGGTAGGTGCTGCGGTGCAGGCCTGCGCGGTCGCCATTGGCGGGAATGTGCTCGCTAAACAGGCCGGTGATGGCCACGCCGTTGGCCAGTTGGCCGGAGGGGCTGAGCAGGATGACTTGTTCGCCCACGGTGGGCGGGTTCCATTCGCGGTCTGCACCGGCGCGCGGGCTGAGCCAGGGCAGCCAAGCGGTGAGCAAGGTGCCGGTTTGCACGCGCACGCGGGGCTGCTTCTGTTGCGCGGGGTCGCCGTGGTCCACCTCGGCGATGGTGCCGAAGCGAATCAGGTTTTCCAGCAGGCGGGTGAGGGTGGCTAGATCGTTCATGCTGTTGATGGTGGCGCCCTCGCGCGAGGGCTGCAGCAGCGGGGCGTTGTAGCGGCGGGCTTTACAGCGCGCAGGACCATTTGCGTGATGGCAGGCAAATGGTCGGTACCCGGAATGTTTAGCTGGTTAGGTGTTGCAGCACTTGGTCGCGGACGAATTCGCGCTCGGCGGCGGTGAGGCCGAGTAGTTGGCGCTGGGCGTAGGGCACGTCTTTGGCGCCGGGCGCGGGGCGATCACGTAGGCCGTATTGGTGGACGCGGGCCAGGCGGCTGATGCGCCCGGCAAAGCCGACGCTGGCGGCGTTGGCGCTGCCGCTGGCTTTGACGTAGCGCGCGGTGCGCAACTTGGTGAACATTTTGGCTTTGCGTTTGATGCGGCCCTGTTTGCCGCGCAGTGGGCTTTGTTTGCGCTGCTTGCGCGGGGCGAACGGGGTGCCGTCTGGGTTGCGCTGGGCGACGATGCGTTGTTGCTGGCTGCGGCGTAGCTGCTGGGCTACGGCGCGGGCCAGCTTGCCGCGCTGGGCCGGCTCGAGGCGGGTGATGAGCGGGGTGAGCCAGTCGCCGAGGTCGTCGAGCATGTCGGTCATGGGGCGGGCCTTTTGACCTGGGGCGAGTCGAGCACCAGGCCGGTGGGCGCGGCGGATGTCCACTCGGCCAGCACTTCGCCGCCGGCGGTGAGCTGGTAGGTCTGCGACTCCAGTTGCGCGGTGTATTGCGGTTCGGCGAGGTGGGTGATAAGCAGCTGGCCGTTTTCCTGGCGCTTGACCAGGACGCGCTCGGTGAGCGGCAGGGTGAGGGCCATGTCGACTTTGCTGTTGTCGAGGATGTCGACCTCGAACTTGATCGAATCCTTGGCCAGTTCGAGGTTTGTGAGCAGCTCGGACTGGTTGACCATGAGCCAGGCCAGCAGCGGCACGACGACGGCATCGGGGCTGCCGGCGAAATCGGTGAGGATGATCTGCAGGCTGTAGCTGTATTCAAACGACAGGCCGGCGGCGGCGGTGCTGCGGATGCTGCCCTGGTCGATGAATACCAGCAGGCGTTCGGGGTCGTGGCGCAGCTCGGTGATGGCGCCGAGCAGGTGGTCGCGCAGGCTTTGCGGTTTGTTCATGGGTCGGCCCTCGGCTGTTGGTGGCGGTAGACCATGTCGACCTGGGCTGCGCATTCGGCCCAGGCGGCGAGGATGGTGTCGGCGTCGTCGCTTAGCTCGCCGTTATTCTGTGGGGCTGCTGGCACCAGGCTGCAGGGCGTGACGACGGGGCAGCCACTGACGGTAAGCGTTTGCTCCGGTAAAGCCGGGGCGCTCATGCAGCCGGCGAGCAGCATCAGGGAGAGGCTGAGCCCCCCAACTATCAAAACTCGGGTCATTGCGGCGGATCTCCTGCTTGGTGAGGTGGTCGGTGCCTTTGGCCTGGCGCAGATCGGTGATGGTTTGTTGCAGGCTCTGCTGGCTCAGGCGCTGGGCAGCCAGTTCGCTGCCGAGGCGGACGATGCTGGCGGCCTGGCGGGCGCTACGCTGGGTGAGCTGCGCAATGCGCTCGGCGGCCAGGGTTTCTCGGGCGTCCACGGCCTGACCCTGCTGGTACTGACCCCAGAACAGCAGGCCGAGGGCGGCGAACAGGGCGAGGCCGTAGCCGATTTGGCGCAGGGTGGTCATTTGCGGTACCAGCCGGCGGCGTTCATGGCGGCGTCATCCAGCTGCTGCAGGTCACCGCGCAGCAGCATGGCTTTGATGCCGGGGCTGATGACGGTGATGGCCTCCAGCAGCTCGGCGCACACCTCATCTGAGAGGTCATCGGGGGCCAGGAAGATGTCGCCGTCCTTGGGGGTGAGCTTGCGCAGCTGGTCGATATCGATCATGCCGCCACCTTCTGGCCACACTGGCTGGCGGCGTGGCGTTTATAGGCGCGTTCGAGCTTCACGTCGTACAGGTTGCGGGCGTAGGCGGGGCCGTTGTAGAGCTTGGCGAAGGTGGCCCATTTTTTGGCTTTGAGGGCCTTGTGCAGGGCCGGTTCGGCTTCGATGAAGCGGACGAAGGCTTCGAAGTGTTCGGCCTCGTTGCGGTGCATGCAGACGACGAAGGCGTCGACGCTGGCGTAGCCGAGGCGCTGCCAGTGGTGGCCCATGATTTGGAAGGCGCCCCAGCTGGCGGACTCGTTGGCGCACAGGGCATCGAGCAGGCGGGCGTTGGCCAGGCGTTGGTGTTCGGCGGTACCGCCGGCATAACCACCCGGGCGCGTGTTGACCAGGGCGGGGTAGGTGGCGGCGAGCTGCGCGGCATGGGCTTGCAGTGCGGCGGCATCGTCACCCGGGTTACGCGGGGTGGCGAGCTGGCGGTACATGACGTGGCGTTCGTAGAGGATCTTGGGCTTGCCGTTGGCGAGGAAGCCTTCGCCGAGGCTCTCGACTTCGTTGACGGCGTAGACGGCGGCCAGTTCGACGCCGAGGCGCTTGGCGGCGGCGACCAGGGTGGCGTTGCTGAGCAGCAGGCGGCAGTCGGCACCAGCCAGGGCGGCTTGCGTCTTGGGCCCGGCGATGCCGTCGGCGACCAGGCCGACCCTGAGCTGGTAGGCGCGCACGGCCTTTTCGGTTGCGTCGCCGTAGTCGCCGTCGAGGAACAGGCTGGCGCCGGCCTGGTTGAGTTGCTGCTGCAGCTGGCGCACGGGCTGGCCGCGGTCGCCGTGGCGAAGGGTTTGGGTCATTGGTTGGGCCTCAGCAGGGCCGCGAGGTTGCCGCGGGAGCGATAGACGAGGATGCACAGAATGACGGCGATGGCGGCCTGCCAGGGGCTAACGTGCTGGCGGTAGAACAGGATGTCGACGGCGTTGCACAGCAGCGCGGCGATAAACAGGCAGGCGAGCAGGGAGATACCGCGGCGGATGCGCGCGCCGTTGCGCTGGAAGCACACCAGGCGCAGGGCAGAGGCGATGCAGGCCAGGGCGGCGAGCAGCGGCAGCAGGCTGTTGACGGTGGCGAGCATGGTCACTCTCCCTTGCCTTTTTTGAACCAGGCCGGGACAAAGCTGGCGAAGTCGGTTTTTTCGATCAGCTCCAGGGCTTTGAGGGCCAGCGGCACGACGAGGATGGCGCCGACGAAGCCGCCGGGGCCGGTCTGGGTGATGGGGGTTTGGGCGACGATTTCGGAGGCGCTGACGTAGCCGGCGCCGATCGAGACCAGCAGGCCGGTGCAGCGCTGCCAGGCCTTTAGGTCGCGCTGGTTCATGGCGATAAGTGCGGCGCCGATGATGGCGCCGAACAGTGCATTACCGTCCATGGCGGGCATGAGGGTGGCCAGGCCTACGCCTGCGGTTGCGGCAACAATTACCGCGCCTGTGGTTGGCTCAGCCATGGTGTGTCCTTACTTCTGCGGAAGGGGTGATGGTGCCGCTGGCCATATCAACCAAGTAGGCAGGCCGTTCATTGATCTGGTGGGCGAGCTGAACGAAGGGCAGGCGGTTGATGCGGTGCACGACTTCGCCGAGCTGGGCAGGGGAGTAGCGCTGCGGGCTGGTGAAGCCGAGCGCAGCGGCGCAGAACTCGCTGCAGAACCAGCGGCGCCGGCTGTGCAGGCCGCTGGCGAGCAGTTGGCTGAAGAAAACGCCGAGCCAGTCGTAACCCATGGCCTGGTGCTGCTGGTAGAGCCATTCGATGTTGTGGCGCTCGGCCCAAGGCAGCGGGAGCAGATCCCAGTGTTCGATGTTGAGTTCGATGCGCTTTGCGCGCACGCCGCTGTCCATGGCTGAGGCGGACAGCCAGCGGCCGTCGGGCATGACCAGTTCGCAGTGGCTGTACTTGGAGCGCGTCCACAGGCGGATCAGGCGGTTGAACAGGGTGCCTTGGCCTTTGTAGAGGGCGAGTTAGATCAGGCCCATAGGTTCACCATCTTGCGTTGGGGTTGGGGGGCTTCGGCTGGCATGGCGACCAGGGGGCCTTGGGGGATGATCGGGCCGCTGTCGGCCAGGCCGGGGTTGGCGTCGAGCACGGCTTCGGTGACGCCGGCGGTGCGGCCGTAGTGACGCCAGCAGATGGCGTCGACGGTGTCGCCCTGGTTGGCGCGCACGTGGGTGGCCATCAGATCAGTTCCACGGTGGTGCGGCGCTTGCCGAGCAGGTCGCTCATGGCCCAGCGGGCGTCGCGGCGGTATTCGTCGATGCTGGGGGTGAGTTCGTCGGCGTTGGCGTTGCCGTCTTTGCTGCTGTCGTAACTGCGGTAGCGCTCGGCCAGCTCGGCGCCGGCGGTGCAGTAGACGGCGCGCAGGTAGAGGTGCTGCGGGCGGCTGATGGCCTGGATGAGCGAGCCGGGCACGGCGGCCAGGTCGGCGTAGCCGTTGGCCTGCTGGGTGATCTTGTAGCTGTCGAGCAGCCGGTTGACGCTGAGGATGGCATTGACCAGGGCGACTTCGAGGCGCATGGCGCTGATGCTGCCGTCTAGGCGCAGGGTGGCGCGCACGGTTTCGCCGTCGAGATCCGGCCACCAGCCGTCATTGGT